AATGTTGTAATCCTCGCGGATTTCAAGACAAGCTCTTCACCTTACTGTCGCTACTTCCCAAAGGAGAACAACAGACAGAATTTCACTGGATGGAGCAAGCTCAATAAATGCGGACTACAGCTAGCTGCTTATTCCTTAGCGATCGAGGAAACACTTGGAATACATATTGATTGCGCGCAGATACTGGTGTCAACTCCAGAGATTGACCAAAGCTTCCTCTTACATGGAGATGAACTCGATAGATTCCACGTCCGATGGCTGCAGCGTGTGCGCCAATACCAAGAACTAAAAGAGAAGGGAGAGCCTGAGGAGCCGCCGAAAAAGCAAAGAAAAAGCGGGCCTTCTCCAAGGTCCGCTAAGAAATCTCTATCAAAGAAATCTTAGTACATCAACCTACTACTGCTGTCAGATTGTCTTGAGTTCTGGTAAAACACGGCCAGTCCATTCTTCCAGAGCCTTAAAACCAGGGCAGTATCCGAACTCCGTAACGATCTTCACGTAATGCTCCTTTGTTAAATCCATATGCCTAGCCATGACCTTCTGAAATATTTCCGTATAGCCAGGCATTTTTCCCTCAGCATTTCTGCACGCATGCGTCTCCTTGAGTTCATTCCACGCTTCAGGGCGACTAAGCATCAACTCAAGACCATGCTTATTAAAGACATCCGCTAGATGACGACCATATTCAGCAGCTTCCTCATCTGATATATCAAGTCTGAGCTCTTCAGCCACCTGCTCAGGAGCACTTTTGTCAGGGTTAAGCGCGATTAGCGACTCCGACGAAAGAAGGAGTGCTCCCTTTAGATCCTCTTGGCCAGCCTCTGACTTGAGCCACTCATAAACTTGATCCTTGGTGACAGCAGGAGTCTCGTAAGAGCCTGTTCTGTAAAAATGAAATAGCTCATTCATCGAAATACCAAGAACATTTGCCAAGGCTTCAGTGATATAGCTCTTGACATTCATTGGATGGACTTGCGCCCTTTTGTATTTGGTCATTGTGCCTATTGATATCTTCAGGCGTTCGCATAAGGCTCGCTGAGACATATTGTTCACCACCTGCGCCTGGTTCAAGGCAGCAAGGAAATGGTAGTAGCACTGCGCCTGATCCTTCGGGATATCTCCGCGCTCGACCTGCTCCTGGACGAAATCTTGCTCCGGTTCATCTTGGAAATCAAACGAGCGCCTGATGTCTTGGTTGGTTGGCATTTCTACCTCCTTTAACAAAAGACCTCAACAGGGACGGCTGCTATAACCATACACCTTGTCTTGTGGCTTGCAAGACAGATTAATAGAGAAGAAATGCTTAATGCGACTGGATATGGGCCAATGTCTATATCGCACCGTTTGCTTGACAAGTAGAGGGGCCTAGGCATAAAAGCCCACGCTAAATAGCTTGTTAATTTCTGACTCAAAGGCGATGCACACCATGGCTTGCGTTTGAAACTCACCTTGACTGAACTGGCAAACTAGATAAATATCCCCTTTCTTTCAGTCCGTTGATCTCTTACAGCGTCCACCCGACCATCCATAATAAGCAACCATTCCAGTCCAGCTTCGGCTCTAACTGGAAGGGTGCTACGGGCGAGATCGCAGACATACGAAGGCATGTCGAGGATGGTGGTGCCTTCATTTGCGCCGAGATGACCTCTCATCATCGATGCAATGCAGCGTTTAAATCATCTGAAACAATTGGTATTGATATCGATAAGAATTTATCCCTAGAAGAATTCAAAACGCATCCCCTTTCTTCACACGCAGCATGGGTCTACACGACGGCCAGCCATGGGAAAGATGGCCGCGATCACTTCCGAGTTCTGTTCCGGCTACCAGAGGTGATCACGGATAGCGGGATCTATAAAGAACTGCTCTTATTGCTGATTACAGAACTCCGAGCAGATGACTCTTGTAGCGACCTCTGTCGAATCTTCTTCGGGAATGACCAGGCCGAGTGCCCTCTTTGGCAGCCGGATGCAGTCCTGCCTCAGAAATATTTAGACGCGGCCAAGACAGCGGCAAGAGAGACAAAGGAATACTTCAGTCGTGCAGAGCAGGATTACGACGACCTAACGCTGCAGCGAGCTCGGTTTGTCCTTGAGCAAATTATCGAGCCATCGGCGGAAGGAGGTCGCAAGAAATTCGAGCGTGTCACTGCCGCCGTCATGACAGCAGGAGACACACTCTGGGATACGTGGTGTGACTGGGCGTCAAGAGGTCACCACGGCTCAGGGCAAAACGCCTATCGCACTCAATCCAAGAAATGCTTCTACTCGTTTCAAGGCACCAGCCTTGGCGCTCTCTTCAACATGGCGAACGAGGAGGACCCTGACTGGAGATTGAAGCTCCCGGAAGAGCTAAGGAATTCTGGGCAATGGGGAATTCAGATTGAAGGTGTGGCTGGATACACCATGCAGGACTTCATAGGAGAACCGGAGGAATACGCCTCAGAAGGTGCGACGACCTCAAGCATGTTTGATACGAGTGTGGCCACACTTGAAAGACCTGCTAGCGGGAGCTCAACTGCAGAGCCAGAGATCATCAGCGCTGCTGAGCTCGAAGATGATCAATCTGATGAACCACCCGATCAAACGAGATTAGGCAATCGTCAAAAACGAGGAGGTGGAGATAAAGAGGACACCGTTGACGAAATCACTAGACGGCTCAGAGTCCTTTATCCAAACTTGCGCCTGAATCTCATGACGCAGGAGCTGATCTATAGCGGGCTTAAGGAGCCAAAGCAGATCCATGACATCAGCACGACATACGTCCACCTCTCAAAAGAACGTAGAGGGCCAGAAGGTTGGACTGGAAGGAACACACCATTCAATAAGACGCTGGTCTATGACATCGCTTCCGTCATGGGATATGAGCAGCGATTCCATCCGGTCAAGCAATACCTCGAGCACTGCGTGTCATCGGCTACTCCATGTCGCTATTTCAATAACCTCGCCACCGAATTACTAGGGACGCCTGCTGATGATCTGCAGAATCCACTCATGCCAGACGGTCAAACGCTACTAGCGAATCTCATTATCAAGAGATTCCTTGTGGGTGCAGTGGCCAGGGTGATGAACCCAGGCTGCAAACATGACTGGATGCCCATCCTTATTAGCGGGCAGAACGCTGGTAAATCCACGTTCTTCCAATATTTGACGCCTCCTGACAACAACAACCCTGGAACCTATCCATGGGCGTCAACAATCCAGCAGGGTATTGAATATCTCAAGGACCGCCCTCACGCACTGCATTCCGGTTGGATCTGCGTACTAGACGAGGCAGAACGCTACTTCTCGAGAAAATACACAGAGGAACTCAAGAACCTCGTGAGCGTTGCTGTCGATCGCAGTGCCAGAAAATATGAGAACGAAAAGAACTTCCCGCGTTCATTCGTCTTAGCAGGCGCAACCAACAGCCCTGACTTCCTGTGCGACCCCACAGGTAATAGACGTTTCATGCCAATCGTCGTCGTTGGCAAGGTGCCATCTAAGGAGGATCCGAATCTGAAGATCATTGATCTCGACAGGCTGAAACGAGACCGAGATTCAATCTGGGCTGCTGCCTATCAGAGCTATCTCGATGAGCCAACACACAACTTCTCCAGTGCTGAGCTAAGCCACATCTCTGGCTACATCGACAGCTTCACTAAAGACAACCCTGTTGATGCGCGACTGAAGAAACTGTTGGCCTCTAATCCATACATCGTGCATTCCTGGAGAGCTCGCAACCTTGAGATTGGCAAGTTCCTGCTCCTTGACGAGATCTTCGAGAAGATGGAAGTTGGCATTGAGCGCCATAGCACAATGACTCGACCGATCACTGACGCTCTGAAGAGATTGGGGTGGAAACCCAAGAGAGTTACCCATAACGGCACCCAACATCGTGCCTGGGTGAGACAACATTAGACAGTCTCTTAATAATCATCTGAGACTTATCATGCGGCTCTAGTCAGGGCCGCTTTTTTCATGGCTGCTTCTCTGCTCTTCTCTCTTGCGCGTCTTAATATAGACACCTATCTTCGCTCTAATCGATTAGCAGGGAATGAGTCTCATGTAACTAGTCGAGTAGGCATGCTTTCCTTAACCTCTCTGGGGAAAGTTGCGTGCCTCCTCTTCCGCTCCCTTAATCTTTGCTCCCTATTCAGACTCCTTATACTTAGCTCAGGTTGACGGTTAGCCTTAAAAACCAAAGGGGGAGAAAAAAACTCCAGAAAGGTTAAGGAAAGCCCGCCTTCGTGACTAGAAACGTCGGATCCCTCCCCCTGCAATGGATCTCGAGAAAATGAGGTGTACTAGTAGATCTAGACGCCACCGAAAACCCTGACTAGTTGGCGTCTGATCAGCGCATCCTCTAGCGAGCGGCTACATTCTGTGTGTAAGAGAAGGTTCAATGCATTCACAGCAGCAGAAGACTTTTCAGAATCACCCCCTCTACTACGCAGAAAGGAAGATTGTTGATCGCCTGCTGACAGTGGAGGACCCGCAAAAGCAAGACATCACGGAATGCGCTCGCCTCATAATTCGGTACGACAAATTCCCTGGGGCCTATGACCTACAGGAAGATTTGGAAACCGTTATGAATAACTGGAACATGGATCGAGACGGTCTCAACAAAGCTGCTCGACTTATTTGGACAGGAGGTTGGCGGCCTGATACCCCTGAGGAAACTGAAATTGGATCTGGCGCGGACGTGACTTCGACTTAGTCTTACCGCCTGCGATTTTCTATAGCTCTAAGGCGGTGCTCGTGGTCCTCAAGATTCTTCGACAGGCCACGGATATCGTCGTGAACTTCCGCTCTCAACATTTGGATTTCTTTGATGATGCTATCCATTCCTCGCTTCATACTTCCCTGCTCATAAGCCATCCGCCAGAGTGCGCCAACTCCGGCCAATGCAATGAGAACTGATGCTTCGAGCACTACTTAAAACTATGCTTGCTTTGATACCCATTCTAAAAGTATGGACAATATAAAAGCGCCTAAAGCCCCCAAGGATTGGTCTCAAAGATTTCTAGTTATAGCCTCACATGTAGCTAGTTGGAGTAAAGATCCAAGCACTAAGGTCGGAGCTGTTGCAGTACGAGACAGGAGAATACTCGCTACAGGGTTTAATGGATTACCATCTGGCGTCACGGATTCAGATGCTCGATTGAAAAATCGCGAGACTAGACTCGCAATGACAATACATGCTGAGCAAAATTGCGTAGCATATGCAGCGAGGGCTGGTATATGCTTAGCAGGGTCAACTGTTTATGTCTGGCCACTATTTACTTGTAGTAATTGTGCTGCGCTTTTAATACAAGCAGATGTCACGCAGATTGTTGTACCAGATTTCGTAGAGCCAATTAGATGGCAGGACTCATTTAGCAAAGCCCGCGAGATGTTTGTTGAGGCAGGCGTCTCAGTCTCACGGATCCCGATGAGCGGACCAATAAACCCAGCAATAGAAGAAGAACAGCCCTTGCATTGATATCTATTTCTAGATAGGTATTAACAAGCTGCTTACCACGTCTTGCATGAATGTCTGATTTCCAGCTTGGCCATCGCGTGACCCATGCTCCTGATGAGCGGAATGGTTTCGTGGTTGGCCGCGTGCAGGGAACAGGCTGGAACAAGGCCCTACTGCCAGTAGCCGTTGAGCAATCAACTCGTTACGAGCTGTGGCCGGTGACACAAGTTCAATTGTTGCCACTAGCACAGCAATTCACGGCATTAGGTGGTGAGTACATACCTCCAAAAGGCTTCCCTCTCTTCACATGACTAATAACGTTCTTGCCTCGGAGCTACATCCTTTCCATGTTGGAGATCGCGTCAGTGAACGAGCCAGGATGAAATTCCAAGCGACATCACTGGATAAGAACATTGGCAATCGCAAGCCACGCACCGGTCGCGTTGAACGAGTTGAAACAGAGATCAATAAAAGAGGTAGTCGGATGGAGTTTGTCTACGTCGTTTGGGACGGACTGAAGACTCCGTCAAAACACATGAGGAATCGGATCGTGAAAATCGGCTGATATCAAATGGCTCAATGGCCTCTTCCGCCTGACCTGCACACTCGAATAGAGGGCGGGCCTCTCTGTCCTTTCGCCGAACACTCGATCGGCTCGAAAGATGGCAGGGTGCCGCGCTATGACGACAGCCATGCATGCGTCAGATGCATTAGCTCATTAACAGAGGGCAGGCTGACTCTCGATGTTCATCGAATCCATAAAACCTATCGACGCAGATTCCTGGAGTTCTGGTCTTTCGTAGAGATCAAAACTGGAGACCCAGACGAATGCTGGCCTTGGAGAGGACAGATGCATTCTCGTGCTAACTCCAGCTATTTCCCTATTCCACGGCACTGGAACAAGGGACGTCAGTACAGCAGTCCGCGAGTTGCTACTTGGTTTACGTGGGGTGATATTGGCAGACTCCCTATTAAGCACATTTGCGGAAACAATAACTGCTGTAATCCCCTACATATACGCATAAAGGGCGTGCCTCATTATTTCCACAATCGACACCTACAACTTGTCGATCTGGAATTCAGCTCTCATAAACTTATTCATGAGACGCAATCGTTTCTGGAAACAACTCGTGAGAAGGATCCAAAGAACTTTTCACGGATCGAAAAGAATAACAAGCTTTGGATTGATTTTCGCCTTCACTCAGATGGCCCACTCGACTCTAAAGCGTTCGCCTCTCAATACTTGGAGGATGAAGAAGTTGCGGTAGAAGACGAAGTTAACTAAAGCTAAACTGTTACAAGACAGTATCTTTAGCCAGATTGCGATGGGGAGTAAATACGATAAACGTCGTGAGGAACTTTATAAGAAAGCTACTGATCTCGCCTCTGACGGAAGATTCAGTAAGAGCGACTATGAATCGCTAGACAAGGCTTTCGGCAAGACCAAGGGATATCTAGTTCCTAACAAAAAATCAGACCTAACTCGATACATTGCCAGAGCCCTGCACCAGAACAATGCAGTTCTAGACAGCGCTGCACAGGAACTGGCCAATAAATACAACAAGGGTGGATTAACTCAGACAAAAGATTCTAGCGGGCGCCTTAGGACGAGCTTTAAGCAATCGACTGGCGGGAAAGACATGATATCCCGCATGGGGAAAGGGAGGGATGAATGGTATGAGGGCGAATTCGCCAGTGCTCCGATATCAAATATCGAGAATAAAAGCTGGACCACTTACGGCCCTAACAGCCCGTCAACCACTAAATGGGATGTCTTTACAAGGACATATACACATGACCCTGTGGCAAAGGATGAGCCGGTAGCAGCAGTAGAGGCAGAGCCCGCTCCACCGCCAATCGACACGGCCACTGCTGAAACTACAGCTGCGAGAAATAAATGGGATCAATACCAGTCCCGCCGAGGAGAGGGCGCAGTTCCTTTTGTCCCTACCGGTGACGGCATACAAGACGCGGCCAATTATGGAAACGCTACTGGGTTTGACTTTGCTACGAGATTTGTCCCCGATCTCAACGCTCAAGCAGATCTAGAGGCTCACGAGATAGGACAAGCAGGAGCGTTCGCGCTGAATAGATTTATGGGCAAAGTTCCTGAACTCGGAGATGCAAAGGAACTCTTTGAGTACTACTCAGATAAAATTGCTTAATTAATTATGTCTAGCTTTTACGAACCTGGATGGTTGTCTGGTCACCCCCAAGGTGAAGTTCCATGGGCGGAATCGTGGATCAAGGGAAATCAGGCTCAGCAGATTAAAGGTACTGGGGCAGCTGATGCTGAATACTCGCAACGGTACGAATCACTTTCAAAGGGAGATTCTGATGTTGACGATGACGGCGCCTGGCGAACTGTAACCAGTCTCGACAACAGAAAGGCTGGGACTAGAGAGGAGATGCAGAGGCTCGCCGAAGAATGGCGGTCAAAAGGTTTTGATGTTCGCGTTCAAGACCTTGATAGCGAGTATGGCGACTGGGCTGACCTGGCCGTCCGAAAAGGACAAGGACAAGGGCAAGCTCAAGAGCCAACGGTTGTCCAGCCTCGAGAGAGATTGTTAGAGGCCAGGTCGGAATGGGATAAAGACCAAACTGATGCAGCACGGGGCGAAGCGGCTATTCCTTTTATTCCTACAGGTGATGGAGTAGGAGATGCAGCGGATTACGGCAATAAAACAGGTGAGTGGTATGCGAAGAGATTCGTTCCAAGCTTGAACCGACAGGCCGCATTAGAGGCAGAGGAGATGGGTCAATCTGGCGCATTCAATCTGGCTCGATTCGTTGGCGATGTGCCACAGCTTGGAGACGCAAAAGAAGCATTTGAATATTATTCCGACCAGATAGGTTGATTAATTAACATGCATTTAACGAGATCTTCCTTATAGATAATGGCCAACAATCACAATCCTGCAGGTTCTCTAATATTCGAGAGAACTGATAAACATAGGCTCGGACGAATCAAGGGGCGTTGGGAGGACGCCATGATGGCCGAGATTCCTGAAGCTAATGAGCGCGCATGGAATCAAGGTGCCGAGGAGGTCACTGATGGGCAGGTTGATTCCGATGCAGAAGTTAAAGCTGTTGGGGATTGGTATCGACAGAAAGTGGCAGAGGCTGGGGGCGGCGGCGAGACTGCGGCGGTAGCGCCATCCAATGAACTGGTAGAGGCCAGGGCGGCATGGGACCAAGATCAAACCGATGCGGCCAGGGCAGAGGCTGCTATTCCATTCGTGCCCACAGGGGACGGGATCCAAGATGCCGCAGACTATGGCAATAAGACAGGCGAATGGTATGCGAAGAGATTTGTTCCAGGCCTAAACCGCCAAGCCGCACTAGAAGCAGAAGAGATAGGTGAAGCTGGCAGATTCCACCTTGACCGTTTCGTCGGTGCAGTGCCAGAGCTGGGGGATGCTAAGGAGATGTTTGAATATTATTCAGACCAAATCGCTTAGAAACGATTCCGTTTAACCGGCCAAGTGACATGCATTCCGATTGTAAGTAAGAAGATAAAGCTATAAATAAAGAAGATTGAACCCATGAATTATTAAACCTTGGGCTCAATGTATCCATTATCGATTAGCCATTCCTTTGTCATTGGCGTAGGAGTGTATACCTCCCACATCTGACCTCGAGCACAAGCCATCAGGGCTTTGGCTGTCATGTGTGGGGTATGACCGGCCCATAATGCTTCCTGTTCCCAGGGCAGTGGGGACTTGTCATAAGTAGACGCTGCTATCACTCGCCATACGCCGGGAATATCTTCCTCGTTATGGATAATTGCAAGCATCGAGTTATCAATAGTTCCAGCCATGCAGTCTTGCGCTGCATGCCAGCCTTCATGACGGATAACAGTAATCGCAACATGCGGGTACTGAGCGTAATACTTATTTAAGAAGAAATTATTCGATGGAGTGTGATATGAGCCACGGGTGCCATCTGGAAAATATTTCTCATCGGCGATATATACGCCCACTCCACTCATGTTCAGCGCCAGAACCAGCTCATCGAATTCGGATCTAGTGCCCTTGTCCTCGAATGCCGTGAAATGACCGGCTAAATCGGAAGAGCTTCTTATTCTGTCAACTCCATCGGTGCATTCTTTCAGTAACAAGCACCCAAGGGAATGATATGTCTTCCAAGATTTGATCTCAGGGTCTGCGGCCTGTACAGGGCTAGCAATACAGAGGGCGGCAATAAATGCAGCTAATAACTTTTTCATTCGTCTTGTTTAATTTCAAAACAGCTGGGATCTGTTCCTTTGGAGATCTTTAGCCAGATGTCAATTCGTGTCGAAGTGGGTATACCTAACTCAGTGAGATCGTGCGTTAACCAATGGAAGTCTTCGCAGCTAAGAATAGGTGGCGAAGCTGTTGCAATGGTAGTCGATAATAAGAATCCAAGCATGTTATCTTTGCCAAGAATAAGTGACTATTATTAATCTCAGTTGCCTTAACTCTAGGAATGAATGCAGCTGCAGAGCGTCAACCGATCAAAGGGGATAACGATGAGCCTAAGAAGAAAGGCCTTATCGCGAATCTAAAAGAAAAGCTAAATGATAAGGAGGAGCAATTTGAATATATAAGCGTACTCGTCAGGCTCCTTGTTGTTGTCTGGAGCGGCGGTATTGTGACGCTTAACTATATCCAGATACCTGGTCTAACTAATGGTGAAAAACAGGATATAACTTTCCCTGCGAGTTTGCTCGCGGGAGGACTTGCCAGTTTTGGATTAGAAAAATCTGGCAGCAAAAAGGGCGATGGAACTTATCAAGTTGAGGAGAAAGATAAGCCCATGACCAAGGCGGAAATGGAGACTGCAATGGCCACTCAAAGCGGTACGTATCAAACAATAAGGATTGAAACTCCGATTAAAATTCTCGGAGCACAAGTTGTTGATCAAAAACCACCAGCAGAATCATGACCGATCCACTATCAATTGATGCCACACAGGAAACTCGGCTAGTTGTTCAAGCGCTTAAGATTGAACGCTTAGAAGAGAAGCAAGAGGAGCTACGTGAGCGACTCAAAGCTGTAGAGAAATGGGTAATCTCAGTAGCTGCAGTTATCGCAGCTGGAGTTACATTGATAGGCTTTGCTACTAATATCTCTAAGGCTTATTTGTGATTTAGATAGCATGAAGTAAATAACTATTGCATCAAGAACATGAAGTGGATGCTTGGGGCATTATTGCTCTTGGCTGCGGGGCCAGTACAAGCCGACATAACTCATCGTCTCTCAACATCAACTCAGCTCTCTGTTGACGGTGCAGCGACTCAGGCTCAGCGTATTGGAAGTACTTATTCCGTGTCCGGCAATAACATCAGAGTAAGTGCGGCCAATAACTCCGTGTTCGGCGGATTAACGGCTGGTTCAGCAACAGCCGCAGCGACGATGAAAGTCGGAACTTACGATTTGAATACTTCGGGCAGTGCCTTCAGTTTTTCCGAGGGATGGGTTCAAGGAGATGCAGTCCCTGCTATCGGCTCAGGCGTAGATGTTGCTAGCGGAGTTGTGGCAGATATGCCGGCTTTCGGCGTGGTTACGACGCAAAGTGGCGGGGTCGCAGGCAATCTCGCGGGGACGATTACATCGGCTGGACTTGTTAGTGTTACAGCGGGAGGAGCTGGCACCACGGCCACAGGCCAGTTCGTCTCCGAAATCACTGTTAAATGACTAATGCTGCTCCTATTAAACATCATTGCCATTTTCATAATTCTAGTTTTGCTCGGCTATTTAGTAAGGCTAGCCTTTGAGAATTCCCACCCAAATCACCCGTATTGAAAAGATTAATCCTACTTATATTTCTTTTCGCAGCCCCTGCTGAAGCGGTTCCTATTGTTCCCAATTTTTCTCAGGGACAAATGTCGTCAAGAACAGAGCAAACGACAAACGTTACCGAGAATATAGTTTCAATAGACTATGCGACAGGTTGGCAATATTCTGTTACCGGTACAAACGTACAGCCCTCTGGCGGCTCATTAAGTCCCTCTGCAGTTAGCCAATCAACCCAAAATAATAATGGGATTAAATCGACATGGACTGGACTCAATATTTCACAAAAACCAAACTGGTCAATAGTAAATCCAGGGGCCGCATTCCAGTTCACGGAAACTTACTCTGGCCCCGGACTTTCACAAGTCACTCGAATAGAAAGAACCACCGCGATAGAATCAATCACAGAGACAACTTCTGTCTTCCAGCAATAATTCTCTCAATCCTTGCGTTATTACCCCAACCTGCACGCGCTAATGGTGATGTTGGCGGTGTCTCTGCCACCGCTAATCCTGTGGCCACTTCTTCTGGGTCCGTCACTAATCAGGCAATCCAAGTATTACAAGGCCCCTATATCAACAATTCCTATGGAGACGGTGTCTCCTGCCAGGGCCCAACGTTAAACATTACGCCGTATATCACTAGAGCCTTAAGTTACTCACTTCCTTATGAGGACTACTACGATTCTCCTGTCTATTCAGCGCTAGATGCTGACGATGATGGCGTAGTTGACGAGCCTGGGAAAATCCTTTACAACGTCCCAACTAGAACAGGGCAGAAGGACTCTCATTCGTGGAGTGCTGGGCTGAGTGCGACTGTAAGTTTTCCTCTCGATGGCGGATTACAAAGGCGTTGCAAGGAGGCGGCTGACGCTCAAACTAATTTCAAGAAACAACTACTAGCAAACAAGCGACTTGACTTTGAGGTGGCAAGACTTCGCCACTGTGGAGAGCTGAAAAAGGCTGGAATATTTTTCCATCCCAAATCCCCCTACTTCTCAGTTTGTGCTGACGTTGTGGTCAGAACACCGCCGAGTGGCATGCCTCAGCACCGCCACACCGTGCCTACTTCCGAAGACTCCGCTGCTCAGCCCGTTTCTGTGCAGTCGAAAGAATCTTTGTCTTCCCTCGAATCGCCGCAATCTTCTTTACAACCTTCTTTATTGTCGGCTTTATCAGTTTCAACAGATAGTCACCAAGGGGCTTTGCTAGGACCGCCGCTGTCGTTGCCACCAAGGCAATAGTTGCTGTCGTCACTACAACAGGTACTTCTGGCAGCTGATTATTAATTATCTCGACAACAGGTAGCCGCTCCTCGATAGCAACGCACTTGCCGTCCTTGATCTCATAGCCAAGAATAATTGCCGTCTGGCTCTTGTTCTTGGAGCCAATGGGCAGTGATCCAGGTAGGGGGCACGGCAAGACTGGCGGTGCCGCTGCTGCTGGAATCTCAGGCTTCGCTGGTTCTGGCTTCTCTGGCTCGCCGGGGTTGACCTTCGGAACCTCTGCTGGGGTAGTGAAGACCAGTTCCTCAGGGCTATAAATCAGTGGATCGAAGAACGGCATGTTGCCGTCACAAAGAATTTGAACGCCACGAGGGTCATCATCTCTGAGGATCTTGGATTTACTGGATTCTCTATGAGCCCTAACGCATCCAGGGACCTCCACGACCGGTGTCCCTATGATCACCGTCACAGGAGGCGCCTCTGGTAGCGCACCTGTAGGCGACGTCAGCCAATTCTCAAGCAATGGGATATCGACATCAGGAATGCCAATCTCGTTGATGCCGATATCGACCTGATTAATGCCGATACCTGGAATAGTCGGCATGACTAATTAAAGAGAGATTAATGCCTCTTCCAAGCTGGGCTCGTCTTCGACCTCAACAAGAGTGCCTTTGGATCGACGAATAACTCTCAATGATTCCAGGTCCTTGTCCTTAGTACCACCGTCGTACTCCCAGGCATACCCCTCCTGGATCATCATCTCGTTCAGGGACATTCCCTCTTCGTCAAGGTAGAGCCAGCCCAGAACGCGGCCATACTTGCCAATCCCACCGTCAAGTTGAGTCCTAATGAACAGGTTAGAAGTGCCGCTAGTAACAGGGTCCAATTTCGCCGTGAGCCACTCGGTTGCGTCGATGCCAAGCGCTTTCTCCTCTAGGTCTCGTGTTCGTTTCTCTGGGGTATCAACGCCTGCAACACGGACTCGTTCCGTCTTAGTAATGCCAAAACCTAGATCGAATTCGCAGTCGAGGGTGTCACCGTCGACAATTTTGACGACCGCTTTAACTCGATAGTTCCAGCAACTGATTCTGCTGGGAGGCGTTATAGCTCCCATTAGAAGGGGAATACCTTTTCAGGCACCGCGAAGTCCGAGGGCAAGCTTTCATCAGCATCGCCACCAACTAGTGGTGGGATGGCAGGACCTGTCACCGAGGGGATTGAAGGCATGGCACCACCGATCAATTCTGGTAATGCGCCAGTCACCTGCTCCATGACATATGCTTTCGCTTTATCCTGATTTACAGGATCTGTCACATACAAATACAGGTAAACACCAACACCAGCTATACCCCCTGAAATTAACAGGGCAAGCACAGCTATTCCATCTAGAACTTTACGCATAACCTTAAGACTGATATTCAGCCCCACTAGTTAGCAGGGCTAAACATGACCGCAATTAGTCTAGTCAGAAGACGTATTTAGCGCCGAGCTTACCGCCGTAGGAATTGTCGTCGTCGCCTGTAATGAAGCTCAGCTCACCATATCCAGAGAGTTTCTCGGTAATACCAATAGAACCGCCGGTCTTGCCGCTGAATTCTGTTTCATTATCGATGCCATCTACAGCCACTAAGCTTGGCCCAGCCTGGATATAAAAAGCTCCACGATCGCTCGCAGTTTCAAATCCCACGTGAAAATCTGTAACGGCAGCCTGGTAATCCGAACCTACCCAGCCTGAGTTGACTTCTGTATTCAGGTAGATATCAGCCATCGCAGCCTGACCTGTAGCAGAAAAGGCTAGTGCGAGAAGAAGTGATTTAGCAGTATTCATGATCTCCGTAACGGAGTGTAAACATCAACAATGTTACTACAAATTAAAGACCTTAACTGTCACCTTGAGACACATACTTTATTGGTTATATATAACTACAGCTGATTCGGCCATTACTGTGTGGGAATGGAAGGATTGATAACAAAAGCAACTACTGCCTGAAACAGCTTGCACTCGCGAGAGACGCGGTTTAGGTTTGATGCAGTTGAACCAACCACTTGCCTCCTACTCCATTCAAGACCGAGCTAGTAGGTGCGACTGAAATGCCTCAATGCGTAGCCCTTGCAGCAGTTCAGAGTGATTACGAGAGCTTCCCCGCGATCTCATCAGTCGCCGAAGACGATGCTGGAATCGCGGTTATTGCTCATGTCTTGAAGCGTGATCGGAATCTCTGGGGGCCCTTAGAGCATCCATCAATGACTCTAAGTATCAGAGCAGACCACAATACGATCGAATCTCTTCGCAATAACAACTGTGGACTGAGAATGGACGTCCAATCATTGAGACGTCTTCACTCAGCAATCATGCAGGTTGCCACTGGGGCGATGCATCCTGAGGACGTCTTCTATGTAAGGCCTCCTGGCTGTACTTATAGAGATGGCCTAGGCAAGACTTATCACTGGACCGTCAAACAATATGAGCACCAGTTGGCAGAATCAAGGTGTTCAGCGTTGGATTACCTCAATAAAATTGAAGAGGACAAGGTATCGGGAGAACACGCTGCCGCTGTTCTAATAAGTAGTTACCTTCAGAATGCAGTTGTTACGGGGAGCCTTCGAGACTGGCTGGACACTCTCGAGTTGAACTTCAATTCACGCAGCTCCTACGAGGTGCTGACAATCATGGAAATGATTGCATTGCAAGTTCAAAGGTGGGCTCCAGAGGTTTACGAACACTGGGATAGTTACTGCAGAAGACCACCTCTTATGTCGATTTGAAATGACACTAAACTCAAGGCTTGACGCAAAGGATGCTTACGGTGCCTATGGAATAGATATCACCTCACCAGATACATTTGACTGCTTTGAAGCACCAATCACTTCCGATAAACACAGGCGACTACTACATTTACTGCTTGCCTCACACACAAACATGACTACTGTCTGTGAGGAGCTTTCTGAAGATAATGAGAATCTAATCCTTCTCGGCAAGATTGAAATGTTAGAACAATTACTAGATGTAGTGGCTATCGAATTTCAACACACTTACTCCCATTAAACCTAGAGTGACCGGCCATCATGCTTTGTGAATGGCTCGCTATCTGGCCCTGTAAAACGGTCATCAGTTCCCCATTGGTTGCGCTGAAATTCCATCATGAATATCAAGCAGCAACCAGCATGGGCTAGATGGGAGAAGCCTGTCTCTGGGTCCTTATCTTCGCCGCTCCACCAACTAAAAACATGACGGCATAAAGCGGCGAAATACCTTGACCATTCCGTGCCTCTGCACCAGTTATTGGCCTGATATTTTTCAGCGCCATAAGCTAATACGTCAGCTATTTCTCCAATAGCCGTCCATGGCACGAGGTCATAACGTGTTTTGCCTGCCATGGTTTACTCCCTGTAGTTATAAGAGCGCTTCATCACGGCTTTATACGAATCCTCCCAGTCTCCCTCACCGCTCATCTCGTTCACAACGATACGACCAAGAGGGCTGAAAATGGTGTGGAACCTAGAAAGCTTGGCATGATATTCATTACTTGATTCTGTCGGCGGCAAGTAACAAATGGCCGACCAATCAGAAGGTTGAACCTTGCGGAAAACTTCCAACTCATCGTCCCACCAGACAGGTTTCAGTCGCTTGAACGGTATGCATACTGGAAAATCCCATACCCACGGGGCTTTGATGATTGTCTCGTTATGAGCCAGCCAAAGGAGTGCCTCTTTGACTGATCCTCGCCTGTACTCTCGAAGCGTCTTATTAATTAAGCGGCGGGTACATGCAGCACCCACGGGAGGTGCTACGAATACTCTTCTTTCGCCTGGCGCATCCCAGTCCTTGGCGATGACATTATTTAAGTCTTCCTTGTCTCTGTCATAGATACGCGCAGAGATAACCAATCGATTGATCTCAGGCGTGCTGTATGGATCTAAATCAATCGCTCCAAGAACCGAACGCGCTGCAAGTACGACGTCTTCTGGAGGGGCAAGATCAACTCGATCGACTCGTTTTCCCATTCGATAAATGTAACTACATCTAGGATGGAAGGATGGATAAACGATACAGTCAAAGCCGTTTCTACAACGGAGTCAAAGGATCTAATGACAGATCGAAGCAGGCGGACAGATTAGTCGAAAGATATAAATCAAGATTTTACAAACAGGCTCGCAATGCTCAGGATTACGGTGGTAGTACAGGCGGTCGCAAGAGCCTTGCGTCCAACCAGACTGGACTCCCACCATCGAGGCAAACTAGCAATATAGGACTAGATGTCTTGAGGGAGCGGGCGAAAGCAATAAGAGAGAAGAATCGCTTCTTCAAGGAAGAAGGTAGTGGAGTATTTGGTGGCCGGGCTGAAATGGGTCGAATGAGAACGTCGTACAGTCAAGAGTACGGATTCAGAGATCCAAAAACTGGCGATCTTTTCGAGGAAGACCCCAACGAGATCATCAAGACAACACGGACATCGCCTCCTCAGGAAGAGGAAGACTCCCCTGAACTTGGGACATAGTCTCTGGCTTCTTGGGCGCAGGTAGTGATGCTTCTATAAATTTCTTTGATATCACCTTTAATACCAAGGGATTCCGCTTAGGTAGAAGATTAACCAGCTCGTCACTGGTATAACCATCAAGCGAAAAGAGGCAGCTCCGTCCTGAATTCCAAGCTTCATCTTCATTGGTTGGATCCCACCAGCAAGACACATTAAATGGAGACTCTGTCAGTTGCTTATAGTCAGGCAGCGAACGATGAAATAGATCAAGTTTTTTACCGAGTAGTTTGATCATGTCAAACTGATCTTGATTTAGCCGCTTTCGTAGCTCCAGATCCTCTGGAAGGACATCGAGCCACATGAGCCAAGAGTCATAGACGATTGATCTAAAGATGCAATACCATTCCCCTGACGGTGTCTGAAATTCCTGCCAAGGAAATTCAGAGCTTCTCAGATGCATACTGTTAGCCCTGGCGTGCGCGACCCACGGAACTTAACTACTGTGTCTGCTTTGGCTAGACGTAGTCTTCCAACATTGCCTGGACATCCTTAGCGGGGAAGTCACGAGTCACCGGATAGAAGGCGAAACGGCTGTCGTCCACAAGCATCAAGATGACCTTCTTGTCGAAATTTGTATTTCCGACAAGCTCTAAACCCTTTTTCAAGGTGTCGTGGATGTCAGTGTCACCTCTGGTTTGCGCATCCTCCTGGTCCTCCTCAAGAATGGACACCGGTAGGTACTCGCAATCCATCTTCTTGTTCTGACATCTGACGCATAGAACTCCTGGGCCGTAGCTCTTTAAGCCCTTGTCAAACATCTTGATCTGATCGACAAGAACTAATTCCGCCGCCAAGGTCGCGAATTTGGCAGATGCTTTGCGATCTTTTTTGCTCTTATCTTTGTCGACTAGCTCAGGGAAGAAGCTACCGAGCAAGTCAACTCGACTAGGTCTTGACATCGCTCTAACGTGAGGGGCCGAATTGATCGTTAATAGCACTAATGCGCTGGGTTAAATCTGAAAGCTGATCATTGATCTGTGCGTTCAGATTGGCCCTCTCTTGCGACCTCGCTGTCTGCACTCCGCCGAAGACCTCTTGAGAACGTACTTGCTGTTGTTCTGCTATCCGACGTCCTTCTATTTGAGCCATCTCCTGGAAGGCGGCCTGAACTTCTTCGCGACGGATCAAGGTTGGGACTGTCTGCTCAAGAACTCCAATTCGTTGAGCAATATTCTTCTGGCGTGAATAAACAGAAAGGCCGTGACTCGAGACAACACCAATCGTCGCGGCAGCCACTCCAGCGATAAATCCTTCTATCAAGATTTTGTAATTAGCTATTCAGTAATGTAACCACTCCTACGCAAAGCCCAGGACTTTTCTGACATACCTCGAGCCTGCAGATTCCTTGCCAACATCCCACTGATGGCCTGGAACGTCGAATGCCTGGCCAACGTAATGGTAGGAATTCGGAGAATGTTGCCCAACTGTATTCACTCCTTTCAGCTCAGTAGTGATAACTCCTGCCTTGTTCAAGAGAGCTGCAGCCCTCCTGGCTCCCTCTGGAGTTTTAAATGCGAAGTGTTCGTGATAATTACTGCCCGCATGATCATCTCGATAACCGGAATGCCCCCGATCACCTGTCAAATATTCAATGATCTCATACCCTTTCGTAGTCGGTGCTGTTAGCCGTCGTTCGATTCCCGGCTTTGTGGAAGCAGTCTCTCCTGACGTCCCAGCCAGTGCACTACTAAGTGCGTCCATCCTCGCAGTTTTGATGCGATCTTGAATATTGCCAGATACATCAGACCCAGGAAAGGTGGTGGCCAAAACACCACCCAAATCCCCCGACGCAACATCTCCTGTTGAAGCATGGGCTGCACCGGGCAATCCCATTGATGCCTGCCCCTTGAGGTAGCTCTTGGGAGGGGTGTATTCCATGCGCCCAGGGAAAGGGATATCCCCTCCATGAGTGACGCTCCAGGCCCTAGGTCCTTGGTTATTTAGTAGATCACGTGCAACCCTGGCGTTCACTACTGGATCCTTGAGCTGTTCATTACTACTCAATCCCCACCGCTTAAGACGTTCCGGCCCCATTCCTCCGATCATATTGATCTGGAAAAGGCCGTAGCTCAAATCACCGGTCGACGAGGTGTCGTTAACAACTCCAGGCTGCCACCCCGACTCACGACGAGAAACCTCCAGAGCCCAGGGGATATAATCATCTTCCCAGCCAGCCTGCCTTAAAACACCGATCATTTGATCGCGTGTTAATGAATTAATTGACATTAATTACTCTTCTGATTCAAGGACTATTTCGTCCATGTCTAACTCCATTGTGGCAGTTTCTACCATTGACTTCATGTAATCATTGGCTTCTTCTGCCGTTGGAACATATCCAAAGATTTGTTCTAAGTCTTCTATCTTATCAGGCGTAAATATAGTTGCCCCTTCGTCCAACTTGAACGCGAACCCCGCGCTGCGACAGGTCGCCAGAAAGATCTGTTTCTGCCGAAACCTGGCCTCCCAACAATTGAGTAGTGCGTTGAATAATTCCTCCCGCGAAAGCCCCTGCGCCTCCAGGGCAATCGCCCTTAAGAGGTATTCCTGTTCCACTGTTAGGTTCTCCTCCATCGACTCCTCCACCTAAAAATCTCCAGTTAGATAATTCACCGTGATGTGAGTGTATCCATTCTTCAATTCTGGCTGCTCTCTGCGAATTAAAAAACTCTTGCTGGCTAAACCAATTCTGCCAGTCTTTCTCCGAACCCTTAAGGGCATTGCATCGACTGCATGCGGGTACAAGATTTGATCGCATGCTGCTACCGCCATAGGATCGTGGGCGAACGTGATCAAGCGTTAACTTAACTAGAGCGGCATTTACTCCACAGTATGCACAGCAATGGCTCCACTCTCCCTTGATAGATTCTCTAAAACGACGCTTAGCGGAGGCGGAGGTGAGCTCAAGCAGATTAAAAACATAGTGCTCCGATGACTCCGGCGTCATGCATCAACAGACGTTGCTTTAATTTAAAGGCCTATTTATAGGGTGCAAAATATCTCTTTTATATTTTCTCCTAAGATGAGAAGCTTGCAGGATGCCTGAAACGGCTTACACTGCGTGCGCATTCCCGAACGACAGTGGAAACAGCGACCGCAGCCCTCGAGACCTATACGTTCTTGGTCCGACAGGAATACAAAAAGTACTACACGCATATTCAGGCTGCTAACCGCTACGAGGCGGGGAGGCTGGTCAAGGCTCAATTCGGCCCACGCTGCCTCCTGATCAGAGAAGGGCACGCTCAGGAGAAGTCATGAACGCGAAACTGCTCGCAATCGACAAAGTCTGTCGTCGAACAAGCCTTTGTAAATCTGCGATCTACAGCAGGATGAAAGTCGGCACCTTCCCCCGCCCCAAGAAGCTTGCGGGGATCAGGAGAGTGGCATGGCTTGAGTCGGATATAAACGACTGGATCAATTCCCAGATCGATTAAACCCTGCCTTCAACAGGCTTCTAAGCCGTTCTCAACTAGCAATGCTCCCCATCGCTCCATGAGGTCAATGCGTTCTTCGAGGAAAACTGCCCTGTCATAGGCCTGCCGCACTGAGCGATTGCTGTGAGAGGTGCCTGGCTTGTGGGCAAGCTGGATATCGATGATGTGATAAGGGATATTTAATTGTTCTTGGCCGATCGTCGCTGCCATCGCTCGAACCCCATGGGAGACAAGCTTCCCCTCGTATCCCATGTCCTTAAGCAGTCGATTAGGGGCGGATCGATTGATATGAGGATCTTTGTTTCCGGTCGATATACCGTAATCCCCGCATCTCGGGAAAACGTAATCACTATGTGGATTTAACTCACGCAGTCTGAGTAAGACATGGACCAATGGATTAGAGATAGGAACCAAGTGATCAGAACTTAATCCAGACTTCTTCACCCTTTCCAGGGGAATAGTCCACATCTTTTTCTCGATATCAATCTCATCCCAACGAGCTGGAATAAGCGCACCAACTCTTTGAAAGGTTAACAAAATAACCTTAAGGCTATTGACAATAGTCCAGTTGCGATTCAATTCATTCCTGGATAATTTCACAAGAAACTTAGGCAATTCCTCAAAACTAAGCATTGGAGAATGTCGAACTGCCCTCTTAATATTCAGGTCGCCACAATTCCTGGCAGGATTTAATTTCTCTTGCATATATTCCCTATCCATCGCAAATGTAAGAATTTGCTCGAGTATCTTGAAATTTTTCTTAGCCTGAACGACAGCACCTCGAGCATCGATATTCTCTTTGTACTCAATACATTCAGCCCTGGTAATCGATCCTATTTGATGATCTCCAAAGACAGGACATAATTGATTGTGCACACGATTCTTGTAATCCTTCATAGTGGTCTCAGCCAGTCTCTTCACGGCGCTCGCTATCCATTTATCAGCCACTACGGAGAATTTCGCCGTACCGTCAACTGGTATTCCGCTTCTTGATTTAACTCTTGGATCTGGATCTTCACCTGCTCGACGTCGGACTTCCATCCTGTCTCGAATCTCACGAGCCTCTTTTAATCTGATCTGCCCCGGCTCTTTTCCATAAGTTCCAAGATGGAAATTACGCCGAGCCCCTTGAAACCGATATTGCCAAACAATATATTTCGAGCCGTTAGGTTGAACCTTGACAAACATGCTCTTGCCAAGAGATCGCACATAGAGCTTTGAGTTAGCAGGGAGGGAGGCGACTTCCCGGTCTGTCATTGCGGCCATGGCTTTTCTAGTAGCTGGACCGACGCTACCGCCCCTAACCACCAAGTCGAGCCATTTTTGAGCGACATTTGGCGAATATGACCGTCTTTCTGCAAGACATTGAGGAAATTCCCAGCGAACTCCAGTGGACTCCAGTGGAAATCAGGCTGGACCGATAGCGCTCAAAACGACTGCTACAACACAAGTTTTAGTCCCCAGCGAACCTTGGTGGACGCTAATCAAGGGAATCTGCAACGGAGAGGGTGTCCTTCGTTTCAATCCATAAAGGACCTCGGTGGACGGCAATGGAAGACGTCCTCAGGATTTGCACGACTTTTTAAAAGACATTGGTGACTTCATTCGTAGTCACAATGCCGGGTCACCCCTTAGACCAGGCCAGGGCTGGAGTCCCACCATCCTGATCATCGTCATCGCTGCTATCCAGGAACTCAGCAATTAATAGCGCCAAGAGAAAGCCCAGGAAAGGGAGATACGGGAAGATGATTGCCATCTGTAATTCATTCATTGACTAAGCTCCAGTTTTCGTTGAGCCTTCTCGGCCTTCCTTATTAATTTCTGAGCCTTGGCCCTAGTAGTACAAAGCCCTGCTTTTTGAGAGATTCTTATCAGTTTCTGATGCTGCTTATCGATCGAAGTCTCTGTAGCTGTTGTCTGGATCATCTAAAAAGGGGATTTCTGGGACAATATTTACAACTTTTTCTATATCCTCATTGGTCGCTACCAGGCCTGGGTATCTCTTCTCGAATTCTTCGCGACTAATTTCGCGTTCCATCAACCCGTAAGTAGTGTTGCAATCAACTTAGCCACTTCAGGAATTACTCCTGCCATCCTCGATGGTTGCGGCCGCGGAAACGCTGGGGGCATTCCATCTCCTTCATATGGCTGATAAGGAGATCCCCCTTTTCCTCCAATATCTATGTACTGAGGATCAATTGTTTTGGGGATCTCATCCATCCACCAACCCATTGAATCTGAATCTCGTGCAACCAGCGGCACAACTTCGGACTTCATCCAAGGCTTCATTACCGGGTTCTCAAACTCGAGAGGACGATCGTGCCCCTGCATTCCTGGACCCAAAACTGGATGAGTCCATTTCTCTCCTTCTTTGTTAGGCCAATACACAATTAACTAATTAGAAATTTGCTATCAATTACCCCAAAGCTCGGACTGAAGTCCGCTCCTGTCGCCAGTCCCCGGTAAAGGCGCGCTTGATTCAAGTTGTTGAAGAGCTTCTAGGGCTTCAGGGTCAACTCCCCCAAGTTGCAACGAAGCTTCCTTCATTGCTTCATCTCTTAATGCATTAATTGCAGCCTGCTGATTGCGAATGTCTCCTAATTCCATGGCCAGCATCTGCATACCATCTCCTTCGATCCCCAATCTTCCGCCTGCAGCAGGGACTCCACTTGGTAACTGGTACGCCACACTAAAAACCGTATGCACAATATATGCAACTATTCTAGGTAAAACTATCATTAAACCCCTTCTCAAGTGCAGGCCTCAACTGATCTGCAGGGGGATAATGTCTCAACAATGCTCGAGCTTCTCTCCGCACTTCTCTTGGGATTCGCGGCGTTTCTTTTGTATTCATGAGACGCAAAAGAAAATCGCGAGTTGCAACCATCGCTGCAATCTGCTGAGAATGCGTGCTGATCCTGACGTCAGGCCGTCTGATCGGAAGAGGCATTTGCCCTCTCATGCCATGTCGCGACCTCCTCGTCCATAACTTCTTTTCCGAGTGCCAAGATCTTTTCATCCATTACCGCTTGGCCTAAGACTTTTCGATGCTGCTCGGCCAACCCCGTGTAGGTACTTCTCAATCCCAGCGGGGCCTCGTCCCTGGAGTAAAGATCGTACAGATAATCCATGTACGCCGCCCGATTCCGGTCATGCTGCACGTCTCGTGCGTATTTGTCAGCCATAGCACTCCGATTGCTCATGCCAGCCTAGCCTTGCATTTTGCTTTCGCAATGCCTGACACTTCTTGCAAGCTATCCCTGACAGACCATAATGGGACATGGAAATCCCAACAAACCAAGAAATCAGAAGTTTCTACCGCACTTGGTTGAAAAACGAATACGGCTTAGAAGCTGATTTTCTCCCGTCACCCGCACTGGCGACAATCGTCGAATTCACTAGGGCGGCACTAGAAAAATATGGCACAACCCCAAGCCTTGGGTTGGACGATATCCCCTTCACAGACGGTCTGGACTCCCTGTAGTTGATAGTGTCTAGACTTTCTTTATCAAGCTAATGAACAATGTCTGCAGAACATATAGCCATCTTCAGCATCATTATTGCAGCAGGGAGTGAGCTAATTGCACTCAATCCCAAGCTTCAATCCAACTCCTGGATTCAATTAATTGTTAAAGCCTTGAACGATATCTTTCCTAAGAAGAAATAAAAGCTATTTGGTTGCGTACTGAAGGATAACCAGCCCGTTGCCGCCAGCCCCGTACCACATATAACTGTTGCTACTTGCAGACCCGCGATCATCAGTTGGGGTGTTAGCTCCAGAATAGTAGCCAGCAGCCCCACCACCACCTGCATTGCCGCCGTGACCTCCATGCATGTATTGGCATGCACCACCGCCACCACCTAGGATTCCGCCATTGCCGCCGATATTGTAGAAATAAAGGCCATTATTAACATTGCCGGCGCCACCGCCTCCTCCACCTGGGCCTCCACTAGAGGGAAAGCTGTAGTTGATGCCAGACGAGAAGGCGTAGTCACAAGTAGCACCGCCTCCGCCTCCGCCAAAGAAAATCTGATTAGGCTCGATAAGAGCTAGCCCGTCTCCAGAGTAAGTCTTGTAAGCAGCATCTCCACAATAACTTGTGTAGACCATCATGGACTTTCCACCTGACCCTGCAGTACCAGCCAAGGCACCACCTCCATTTGAAGGGGCGTAGTAGTGAGTCACACCCTGGTTTGGCCGCTGTAATTGATTACTGGATCCACCACCACAGCCTCCGGCATAATTGCCTCCCCATCCAACCTGGCCTATTCCACCGCCGCCACCACCGGCATACGTGTACCCCCTGCCGCCGTCATAGCCATGAGACCAGCCATACGGTGCTGGAGCAGATCCACCGCCGCCACCGCCGTTATTGTCTGAGGCAGCATAGTAACCAACACCACCCCAACCGCCTCGACGATTGATGTCACCCCCGATACCCATGCCACCCTGTCCCCAATAGTCTTGTCCAGGGCCTGCGTAACCCTGGGCAATAGCGGTTTGACGTCCGCCAAGGTCTGTAGCAGTCCCTGCAACCGGATTCGCAATAATCGGAGATATGGCTGTGTCGTTCTGAAACTTACCTGACGTGTTTTGCGTGTTACATGCCCCACCATTTCCACCTGTTGCGGAGCAATGGCTACCGAAGCTAGATGTACCTCCGACCACATCGGGCATCTGCTTGCCCTGGCCCACAGTAATAGTCTCAGTCGCCCCCAGTGCAGACACGTCGACTTCCATAACCGCAAGGCCGCCGCCGCCGCCACCACAAGGGCCAGGATCTGCGCCCATAGCTGTGTACACGTAGTAATCACTGCCAGTACCGCCCGCGCCCCAAACATGGACGAGGACAGGTTTACTGTCGTCGATATTTGATGGCTGCGTCCACGTAAAGGTGCCTTCGTTGCTAAAGACTTCTACTTGGTCGTAGAGGTAGTTATGAGAAATTCCCATTATCAGGTCACCTTGTACTGGATGATAATCAGACCGTCACCGCCATAGCCAGCGAAGTTCTGGCCGCCATAGCCGGACCCTCCTCCGCCACCTCCGTTACCGCCGAAACCAGCGTGACAATTATGGTTAGCGCCACCGCCGCCGCCGAGTGTTCCTCCGGGCGCGGCCCAGTCATGTGAAACAATAGTCGTCGTACAACCCATACCGCCACCGCCACCGCCAGGAGCGCCAGCGCCGGGAGATCCCTTGGCGTAACCGCTTAAGCCGAAAGTACTACCTACGCCTCCACCGCCTCCGCCTCCACCGAACAGGAGCAGGTTGGGCTCAATAATTGCATGACCTCCGCCAGGTTGGCCGGGCTCCCCAGTGGTTCCGCCATAACTGACGTATGAAGGATTTCCAGAGCCGCCTGCACCTGCAGGGCCGTTAAGTCCAGGGCCACCCATGGGGCAGGAGAAGTAGGAAGTTGAATTTGAGTTCTGTCCAGGGCCTGCAGAGCCGCCGCCGCCGCCACCTGGACAGTCGCCTGCTCCTCCCATGCCTCCGATACCAGCGCCGCCGCCGCCTGCGTAGGTGTACCCAGCTCCACCCATGAAGCCAGGACTGTGGCCATACGGTGCTGGAGCAGATCCACCGCCGCCACCGCCAGCGTTAGTTGAACTGGCGAAATAGCCCCAGCCGCCCCAGCCGCCAATGGCATTCTTGTCGCCACCTGTACCGATTCCACCCTGGCCGTAGAAATACGCGCCTTGATCGGGACGAACTACGCTTGTTCCGAGCTCGTCAGTGTTATTGGCACCGCTATTTCCGCCTGTTGCGGAGCAATGGCTACCGAAGCTAGATGTACCGCCTTTCCCAGTCGAGGTTCCATCGCCTGCGCCAATAGTAATTGTCTCGGTTGCTCCCAAGACAGAGACATCTATATGCTTAACTGCTAATCCACCGCCACCGCCACCACAGCATTCATAATGCTGGCTAGCTCCGCATGAGCCCGATCCGCCTGCGCCCCATACATGAATAAGAATTCGGTCGCCTGCGATATTGGTGGGTTTCGTCCAAGAGAAAGTGCCTTTAATGCCGAACACTTCTACTTGATTAAATTCGCCGATCGAACCACCACCGCCGCCACCGCTGGAACCACCTCCCGGAAATCTACGTCCCATCAGCCAATCTCCTTCAATGCCTTAACGGCGGTTGCTGTTGAAGCGGACCAATATTTAGAGGTTACAAATGCGTCGAACGCGGCAATGTTTTCCGTTGACTTCACGTCAACAACATTTCTACTATCAAGCATCAGCAGGAAATCGCTTACAGCCGTATCAGAATCCTTCGCTGCATAAAAAGCGATTCGCTCTGCTGAAGGGAGGGTCTCTAGAAATCTTGGCTTTGAAACAAATTCATTTGCCTTTGCCGGTATCGCAGGGGGCGTAGGTGCAACATATGCTGTGAACTTGCCGCCAGATACAGTGCCACCCGTTACCGTTTCGTCGGGGACCGAAACGAAATCCTTCGCAATATCAGGGTGAAACAATTTTGTGGGGTCAGACGCACATGTCTCCATCACGAGACCAGCGCTATCGAGTCTTGCGTAAGTAGCCATTTATCAGGACTCCAATCCGTAGACAGAGAAGCTCACATTGCCGCCAGTACTGCCAACGATTAGACGGGCATCCGTCTCCATCACGATGCCAGTTCTCTCAAGCGTCGTGTTAGCTGCAAGGGAGTAACCGTTTTCAATCCAATGCTTATCGCTTATAGCTCCAGTACTGGTAGATGTCGCTCCGGGGATTAAAGCTACAAAGATTGGATCTGCAGCGGCAGTAATGTTTGAACACGACAGGATAACAGTGGTAGTCGCTGTCGCTTTAAATAATTCCGAGGTTGCAAAAGTCGGAGTGCCCCCACTCGGCTTCTCTTGCCCTTTTATTCCTGAGGCCATACTATGTCAATGCAATAAATA